AGACAGGGACGTTCTTTCAAGAGACTGAATGAACTCTTTGCCATGACAGGTCAGGTTGGTTTTCTTGCAAGTCAGAGACTTGACGGAAAGCTAATTCTTCCGGAAGCAATCAAGACACTCACCATCAAGAAAGCGTGATGCTATGATTACGCTGAAAGAAGCGAAAAACTATCTGAGAGTGGATTATGAGGAGGACGACAGTCTGATTCAGAATCTGCTTTCTACAGCAAAAAATCTGGTAATGGACGTTGGCAGAATGGACGAATCCGCACTTGCTGAAAATGAAGATACCGTGCGGACTGCGATGCTTTTCGCACTTGGGTATCTTTATGAAAACAGAAGTAATCCTGATTACAAAAAGCTGACCTTAAATCTTCGTTCAATTCTGTTTGCACAGCGAGAGGGCGTGATGTAATGGAAATCGGAACTCTGAATCAGCGAATTACCATTCTGGAACACAGGACTGTTATGGATGAGATCGGAAATCACATCACTAAATGGGAAGAAACATTCTCTCTGTGGGCAAAGGTGACTGTAAAAACTGCAAGTGAAACCACCGAGGCAGGTGTAACTAAAGAAATACAGAAACTTGAATTTCTGGTTCGTCAAAGTCCTGCATCACTGAATATCAACAGCACCAATTTCCGTATTCTTTTCAGGAATAACATCTACAATGTCACCGGAATTACCCCTCTATACGACCACAACAACTACATGAAAATCGAGGGTGAGATAAGAAGGGCAGGTGTTTCCGATGACTTCAATTGATGCAATGGCTGATGAGATTATGAAAGGTCTGACGGAATATGCTGACCTTGCAGATACGTCAATGAAAAAGGCGGTTAGAAAGACTGCAAAGTCTGTAAAAGATGAAATATCCTCCAATGCACCAAAGCGAACAGGTGCGTATTCAAAAAGCTGGACTTCCAAAAAAACAAAGGAAAACAGCCATTCTCTTGAAATGACTGTGCATTCTAAAAACAGGTATCAGCTGGCACATTTGCTGGAAAAGGGGCATGCCAAGCGTGGCGGAGGTCGGGTATCCGGCAAACCGCACATTGCTCCTGCGGAAGAAAACGGTGTACAGTTGCTGGAGCATTTAATCGAGGGGGCGTTGTCATGACCTACGAACAGATCGCTGAAATGATGGAGGAAATGGGATTGCCTTTCGCCTATCATCATTTTGCCGAGGGCGAAAGCCCTGCACCGCCTTTTCTGTTGTTTTTATCTCCTGGAGAAAATACATTTTCAGCGGATAATCAAATGTATTTCAGTTTTAAGAAACTGGATATTGAACTTTATACAGATATTAAGAATCCTGAACTTGAAAAACAGATAGAACAGGTTCTGAAACGTCATAAAATCTATTACACAAAATCAGAAGTATGGATAGAGTCGGAAAAGCTCTATGAAGTGCTTTACGAAACGGAGGTATAACCAATGGCGAACAAGAAAAACAAGGTTAAATTCGGTTTGCAGAACGTCTACTGGGCAAAAATCAATGAGTGGGGCGAAGATCCTGACGGCAACAAGACCGTTCCTGCATATGGTCCGTCAAAACATCTCCCCGGTGCTGTATCGCTCTCTATTGATGCAAACGGCGAGGCAGAGAACTTTTTTGCGGATAACGGCGTTTATTATGTCATCAACAATAACGCAGGATATACAGGTGACCTTGAAATCGCCCTTATCACAACCGAATTTGCAACTGAAATCTTAGGAGAAATCCTTGATAATAATGGTGTTCTGGTGGAAAAGAATGATACAGAACTTGCACAGTTTGCATTGATGTTTGAATTTCTGGGTGACAAGCACCATATCCGACACGTGATGTATTGCTGTTCCGCTTCTCGACCTGCAACAGAATCTGCAACCACTGAGGAAAGCACAGAAGTCAAGACCGAAAAGCTGTCGCTGAAAGCTACTCCTTTGCCGACAGGTCTTGTGAAATCCAAGACTACTGAAAGCACCACAGATGCGGTGTATAATAACTGGTTCAAGATGCCGTATAACCCTGATACGACAGTTAAGTCTTCTGCCAAGTCATCTTAAGGAGGTATTACTATGGCTATTCAGAAAAATATTACGATTGATGGGATTGAAGTGCCGTTCAAGGCAAGTGCTGCTGTGCCACGTCTTTATCGTCTGAAATTCCGCAGAGATATTTATAAGGATTTTGCTGCACTGAAAACTGAAGTCACTGATGGTGATGAAAACAAAAGCGAAATCGGTATTGAAAGCCTTGAAGTTTTTGAAAATATCGCTTACATCATGGCAAAACATGCTGATTCCAATATTCCTGACAACCCTGATGATTTCCTGGAACAATTCAACACATTCAGCATTTATGAGATTCTTCCTCAGCTTATCGAACTCTGGGGACTGAACACCGCAACGCAGGTAGAGTCTAAAAAAAACATCGCCAGACTGACCGCCCGATGACAACTCCGCTTTTTCTCCTGAGATGCAAACAGCTCGGTCTTTCTATGACCGAGCTGGATTTGCTGACAATTGGACTGATAAACGATATGTTTACCGAACGGGAAAATGATGAGTATTCAGGGTGGAATGAGGTTGCCGGACAAGCGGATTTTGATGCATTTTAAAGCGATCTGATTTTCATAGCTTTACTTGGACAATTCACTGTACACATCCAAATTGCGTTCCATCAGATGTTTTGAAGCATTTAAAACTTTTTCATCAGACGCTTTTTTAACAGTGTCGCCAGGATACATATCTATATCATTAGGTTTCAAGACAGATTTCCAATTATCCGGAAATCCAATAAATGATAGATTGATGACATTTGAATACGCCTCAAATAATGCACATAATTCATGATATGTAGATTTCCATTGCGGCGATTTGCATTTTTCAAGCATCAATTTCATGACGATCATCACTGGAAATACTTTTTGGATTCTGGAAGTCTGATACTGGCTGTATTCTTTAAATAGATACGGCTTTTGTTTCAGAGGCATATTGTAAATTCTGCCATAGTGAGCACATAAATTTCTTATTTCAACTAAGGAAAGCAGCCAGCTTTTCAGATGATGATAACGGGTGTTATATATTTCTGCAATTGCTTTTGTATCATCCTTTTTCAAAATAGAATAGAGAGATGTTAATCTTCCAAATGTAAACAGTTCGACAGCTGCCCAGATTGGAAAGTGTCCTTCATATTTTTGATTGTGGTGTATTACAAATGGCAAATTTTTTTGCCGTTTGCGTTCCATCAAGAATTCATCCAAGAGTACTTGAAAAACATCATCACCATGCTGATTGTGAACACAACAAAAAAATTGATGGTCTGTATAACATTCAGGTCCATACTTCAAAGCCAAATAATTAGCCATTTGAGTTCTGAACTGTATTTCTATATGCTCTACCGTATGAAACAGGATATTTCTGAATCTGCTGTCGAAAACATACAACCTATATAATGTTTTCAAAGATATCCCGTCTGCATATTTTTCAGGATCATCTTTCTTTTTCAATCCAATTCCATAAGCACTCAATCTATAATAGTTTATTCTGCTTAAAATTGAAATTGCATCTTCTTTTGAGTCTATGGTTAAATTATGTACTTTTTCAAGCCTGTCGACTTGTTCTTCATATGTAAGTGCTTTTTTTAGTTCCATTTCTTCTCCTAATACAAAAAAAGTCCCACCTTGGTCCGCAGTGCATTTCTGCCTGATGCGTGGTGGGCTCTGTTACTTATATTATATGCTATAAAGTTGAAAATGTCAATAGGTTTGAGAGATTTTTTTCAAAAAAGTGAGGTGAACCACAGTGGCAAAAAGAATCAAAGGCATCACCGTTGAGATCGGCGGTGATACGACCAAGCTGTCCAAAGCATTAGAGGGTGTAAACAAGAACATTAAAAACACCCAATCACAGCTGAAAGACGTGGAGAAACTTCTGAAACTTGACCCGAAAAATACAGAACTTTTTTCACAGAAACAGAAACTTCTTGCTGACAGTATTTCTGCTACAAAAGATAAACTTGCAACGCTGAAAACAGCGGCTGAACAAGCAAATACTGCTCTTGCAAATGGTGACATCACACAACAGCAGTATGATGCCTTACAGCGTGAAATTGTCGAAACAGAAAATGAACTGAAACGTTTGGAATCAGAAGCCAAAAATGCAAATTCTGAACTTGCTAAAATCGGTGAGGCAGGACAGGTTCTCCAGAATGCAGGCGATAAAATTTCAGGTGCAGGCGAAAAACTTCTGCCCATCACCGCAGGTGTGACGGCTCTCGGAACTGCTGCTGTGAAAACCGCCTCCGACTTTGATTCTGCAATGTCTAAGGTTGCCGCTGTTTCCGGTGCTACCGGTGATGACTTGCAGGCTTTGCGTGATAAATCCCGTGAAATGGGCAGTAAGACAAAGTTTTCCGCAAGTGAAGCAGCCGAAGCCATGAACTATATGGCGATGGCAGGTTGGAAAACAAATGATATGCTGTCAGGTATTGACGGCATTATGAACCTTGCTGCTGCATCAGGCGAAGATCTTGCCACAACATCGGATATTGTCACAGATGCACTCACTGCATTTGGACTGACAGCACAGGGTAGCGGTCATTTTGCTGATGTGCTTGCGGCTGCAAGTTCTAACGCAAATACCAATGTATCTATGCTTGGTGAGTCATTCAAATACTGTGCTCCGATTGCAGGTGCTTTGGGATTCTCCTGTGAAGATACCGCTGAGGCACTGGGTTTAATGGCGAATGCAGGTATCAAGTCCACGCAGTCGGGAACTTCCATGCGTTCCATTATGACTGCCCTTTCCGGCGATGTGAAATTCTGCTCTGCCGCCTTTGGAGAAATGGAGATCGCAACTTCCAAGCTAAATGCCCTTGACCCTGCAACAAAACAGACCATTATCAAAATTGGATTGATGGCTGCGGCTTTAGGTCCGCTTTTGATTGTTGTGGGTAAAACCATTTCTTCTATCGGAAGTATGATGACATTCATTTCAAAAATTCCGACAATGATTGCAGGTGCTAAGACTGCATTTTCAACGCTTGGTGCTGCTATCGGCGGTATTTCTGCTCCTGTGGTGGCTGTCGTTGCAGTTATAGCTGTACTTATTGCAGCATTTGTAAATCTGTGGAACACCAATGAGGATTTCAAAAACAGCATTCTTTCCATCTGGGAACAAATAAAGTCCACCTTTGAACGTCTGACATCAGGCATTGTTGACCGAATCAATGCACTTGGATTTGATTTTGAGAGTTTCGGTGAAATGCTGAAAGCGATGTGGAATGGATTATGCAGTGTGCTTGCTCCTGTATTTGAGGGCGTATTTCAGCATATTTCGGATATTTTCACCTTTATGACGGATACTATTCTGAGCGTGCTTGATGTATTTATCGGCTTATTTTCGGGAAACTGGGAACAGTGCTGGAACGGTATCAAAGGCATTTTTACAGGTATCTGGGACTTTGTAGTCAACCAGTTTAGCAATATTCTGAACACGCTGAGAGGTGTGGCAGATGTATTTCTCGGTTGGTTCGGCACTTCTTGGAATGAAGTGTGGACATCAATTAAGGACTTCTTTGTTGGAATCTGGGACAGCATCTGTTCCGCTTTTCAGGCTGTTGCTGACTTTTTCACAAATATCTGGAATGCAATATCTGCGTTCTTTACAACAATAGTGACTGCGATCTATACCACAGCAGTCACAATTTTCACTTCTGTATATGATTTCTTCGCAGGAATCCTGACCAGCATTCACGACTTTTTTGACAACATTTTCAATGCAATATGGACGGTTATTTCAACTGTCTGCACCGCTATTTATGATACGATTTCAAGCATCTGGAATGCAATTTACAGCTTTATTTCTCCTCTTTTAGAGGCGTTTAAATATCTGTTTGAAACCATTTTTCAAGCAATCCACATCATTATCAGCAATGTGATGGATTGGATCTCGGAAAAGATACAAACCATATGGAATGCGATTGTTGCATTTCTCACGCCTTTGCTTGAAGGCATTAAAATGTTCTTTGAAATGATATGGAATGCCATTTATACCGCAATTTCAACGACATTAAGCACTATTTCAAGTGTTGTTACATCGGTCTGGAACGCAATTTCAAGCTTTATTTCAAGCGTGATGAACACCATAAGTTCTGTCATTTCAAGTGTATGGAATGCGATCAGCGGTGCGGTTTCCAGTGTGGTAAATGCTATCCAAAACACAGTATCTTCCGTCTGGAGTAGCATTTCTTCCACAATTTCATCGGTGATGAATACCATTCATTCGAACGTGACAAGTATCTGGAATAATGTGAAATCATCTGTTTCAAATATTATCAGTGGCATTTACACCACGATCAAGGGTGGTTTTGATAATGCTGTAAATTATGTTAAAGGGCTTGCGTCTGATGCCTGGAACTGGGGGCGGGATATTGTTTCCAACATCATTGATGGCTTGAGAAGTATGATTGGCAGTCTTGCTGACAGCGTATCAAATATCGCTGATACAATTCGCAGTTATCTGCACTTTTCCGTTCCGGATGTAGGTCCGCTGACAGACTTTGAAAGCTGGATGCCTGACTTCATGAATGGTTTGGCGGACGGTATCAACAAAAGCAAAAAGGTTGTAGCAAAGGCAGTTTCAGGTGTTGCGGATACAATGAGAGTAACGCTCAATTCTGATCTCAACTACAATCTTGACGGAATGACAGGTGCGATAATGAACGGCAGTTCTGAAAGTTCTGTTGTCAATAATTACTACAATAATGACAACAGCCGCACAGTGAATCAGACCAACAATAATCCGAAATCACTGTCACGGCTGGAGATTTATCGGCAGACGAAGAATGCGGTGGAAATGTAAAAAGGAGCGATTTTGGTCGCTCCTTTTACTCTGCAAACTGGAAGTTATCTCTCTTGAGCCTCTGAAAAAAAGTCTGTAAAAAGACAGCAAACTGTGATAAAATAGAAATAATAACACAGGAGGCTGATTTTTTATGGCAAGAAGGAAAAGAGAA